TAATTTGGTACGCACCCGTAACAAGCACCGAAACTTATTTACAGGCCAATGCTCGTATAAATCGTAAAGGTCAAACCAACAAGATGACTGTCGTGCACATACAAGGCAGCCAAGTTGAACGAAGACTATATAAATTATTGTCTGGAAAATTAGCAACGCACACCCAACTACTTGATTTATATAACGAAGTAATAAAGTAATAATAAAGTTGACAGTGTTAATTTACTAACACTATAATAACTACCCAACTCTTACAAGCGGAGTATGAATATGACTGAAGAATCTATACCAGCCCACGATCAACTTGCAGGCGCGATAGTTAAACTACGCGACGAGATAGCTAAGATCAAAAAAGAAGCTGACAAGAAAATAAACAAACTCAAAGAAGACAAAGAAAAGATGGAGTCTTATCTCAGAGATCATTGTGTTAAGCATAAAATTAAAAGTATTAGCACGGACAGCGGCACAATAATGTGCAGGCTGGATAGAAAGATAGGAACGACTGACTGGCCTGCGTTTTATGATTGGGTTGTTGAAAACGACGCATTCGATTGCCTTGAGAAACGTATAAAACAATCTGCCATGAATGAATTTATAGAAGAACATAAAGAGGAGATAAAGGAGAACCCCGACAAAATGCCTAACGGATTAGTCACAAACGCTGAATATAAAATTATAGTACGAAGATCATAGGGAGAATAGTATGAGCAAGGATATAACTACAGAAAATACGTTTGATATAACACAAGCGCCAAGCCACATAGAGAAAACCGAAGTTGCGGTTGAAAGCATGTCTTCTACTCGCCGCATAGACCGTAAAGGGCAGCTATGGCAATTAAAAGCGGGTAAGGATGTACTGCACGAAGTCAATACGCCGCACATAGACACGGTTATTATTGCCAGTGCACCAACGGTATCAAGAGCGTACTACGATTCCGACTACGTAGAGGGTGTAGCAAAACCACCTGTATGTTGGACAGCCGATAGTAACGGTGGCCCAGATGCTAGTGTAGCAGAGCCGCAGCATAGTAAATGCAGCCTGTGCCCTCAGAATGTTAAGGGTTCTGGCAGCGGGAATACAAAAGCCTGTCGTTTATTCACTCGTGTAGCTGTTGGGTTTATTGGTGACACCGAAGCAACACAGGGGGTATTCCAACTCCAACTACCTGCTACATCTACTTTTGGTAATGCACCTGATCCAAGTGGCAACCCTAAGAGAACGCCGTTTATGAAGTATAAGCAGCTTCTAGGAAGTAATGGGTACACGGTAGATAAAGTCATTACCCGTATCTCACAAGACCAGAACGCAGCCTATAAGAAACTATTGTTTGAAGCTGTAGCGTTTGTAGGAGAAGATTCTTTAGAGTACATATCTGGATTGCAGAACAATGTAGACACACAATCTGCCATAGAGACTAAGTTCAGTGCTGCTAAAGACGATGAAGACGAAAGTCCTGCCGTTGCATTTGACGTAGTTAAAGATACACCTAAAGTCCGTAATAAGAAATCTAAAGCGAAGGGTGACGTTGCAAATCCAGCAGAGTTAGACGATATACTTTCGCAGTTTACAGATAGTGATAAGGTAGACGATTAATGAAAGATAGCAGGGGATATAGCTTAAAGTTATATAAGGAAAACCAAAGTGCGCCAATCAATATGATTGGCGTACAACTCGGTAGGATGTGTATAGATGAGGGGATTTCTGTAGCCTTCGTAGTTGAGTATTTTGGAGTATCTAAACCAACAATATATTCATGGTTTTGCGGAAGGTCTAACCCCCACAAACGGCATCACAAAGCTATTAGGTATATGTTAGAACATGGGGGCTTGGATGCACGGTAATGATAGAAACATTGGCAAGAATCCTTCCACAAGAAGGTCATTATTGTCTTGTTAGCATAAAGAAGCCACTACCGATAAAGCATGGTTTTTATAATACATTAGAGGAATTAGAAAAAGACGCAGAAAAACGACTATCGAACGGATGGGATGTTTACTACGGCTGTTCTACTTTTAAAGATGGTTCTTCTAGGAAAGCCCCTAATGCGTTATTGGTAAAGTCTTTTTGGTTAGATTTAGATTGCGGTGAAAGTGACAAAAAACCGTTTGATTCCCAGAAAGAAGCACTTATTGCTCTCAAGAAATTTTGTAACACTACAGGACTACCCGACCCCACGTTAATAAATAGTGGTAATGGGGTTCACGTATATTGGATTTTGCAGGAAGCAATTACTCCTGATGTATGGCAGCCCGTTGCAGATAGTTTAAAGAAGTTATGCAGAGATAATGCGTTTGAAGCTGACCCAGTAGTCACGGCAGATGTATCTCGTATACTACGAATACCAGACACGCTTAACTATAAGACAGACCCACCTAAAGAAGTAAAAGTTTGGGCGGCGCAGAAAGAATCTACTTACACGACCCTAGAGGAGTTTGCCGCAATCGTAGGTGTGGTAGAGGTAGAGGTTAAACCAGAGCCGTTTGTTCTTACACCATTAGCGCAAAGTATACGCGCTAATAAACAGTCTAGGTTTGAAACAATCATCCGTAAGTCTGTTGATGGGAACGGCTGTGCTCAGATAGATAATGCTTTAGTTAATCAAGAAAGTATGGAAGAACCACTCTGGAGAGCAGTTATATCTATTGCGGCTAATTGCATAGATGCTGATACAGCTATCCATTTAGTATCCAATAAACATTCAGGCTACACCCCAGCAGAAACCACAGAAAAAGCGAGTAAATTAACAGATAAGCCGTATAGGTGCGCTACGTTTGAGTCGATAGCCCCAGAGCACTGTACAGATTGTCCCAACAAGGGAAAGATTGGCAGCCCCATTAGGCTTGGAGAAGAGATAAAACGGGAGGAAGTTTTAGTAGAGGGTATTGAGGCCACGGAAGACGAGAAGGTAGTAGATGTTTTTGACAAACCTATATTACCAGACCCGTATTTCTACGCCGTACCTAAAGGTATATATAAGAAAACGTCTGACGATGAACCCGACTTGCTAATCTACGAAAACAATTTCTTTTTGACTAAACGCCTGCATGATAAAGAGAAAGGGGATCTGGTATTTGCTAGGTTAGAGTTACCTAAAGACGCACCACGCGAGTTTATGATCCCCTTGTCGATTATGTCGAGCAAAGAAGAATTAAGGAAGTTGCTATCACAAAATGGAGTTCTTCTTATAGGTAAAGAATTAGACCAAATGATGTTCTATTTAATTACTTGTGCTAAGAACCAACAACACCAATTTGAGGCTGAGATTATGAGAAGGCAGTTTGGTTGGGCAGATGACGATACTAAGTTTATTTTAGGAGATAAGGAGATTGGAGCCAGCACCATTAAATTCTCTCCGCCATCTCCAGTAACAGAACGGCTATGCCCTTACTTTGAGCCGAAAGGTTCGCTAGAAGAATGGAAGCGCGTCATAGCTGTCTATGATATGCCTGACTTTGAACCCCATGCGTTTGGGTTTTTTACTGCTTTTGGAGCACCGTTGATTAAGCATCTGGGCTATAACGGCGCGATGATAAACTTGATTAACTCCCATAGTGGCACAGGTAAATCTACTGTACTGAAGATGTGTAACAGCGTATACGGACACCCTGATAAGTTACTAGCACAAGAAACGGATACGTTTGCTCACAAGATGAATAGACTAGGTATCATGAACAACTTGCCGTATACCATAGATGAGATAACCAACATGGCCCCAGAGTCAGTATCAACTCTACTGTATGGGGTGTCACAAGGCACTGGGCCGGGACGTATGCAGTCTCAAAACAATATGGAGCGCAAGAACGACACTACTTGGGCCTTGATAGCTTTAGCATCTAGTAACTCGTCTATGGCAGAGAAACTTAATCTGATTAAGCAGTTTGCCGACGGCGAAATCATGCGGCTGTTAGAGTACAGGATAGACGCAACGACTAATTTATCTAAAGCAAAAGCATCTAAGTTGTTTGAGGGAACTTTGTTAAACAACTACGGTTTAGCAGGGGGGGTTTATTTACAGTGGGTAATACAGAATCTACCTAAAGCAGTAGAGATAGCCAAACAATATCAAGAAAAATTAGATGTACAAGCTAAACTTAATGCGCGAGAACGGTTCTGGTCTGCGGTTATATCTTGCAATATTGCAGGTGCGCATATAGCTAAGTCATTAAACCTAATAGACCTTGATGTAGCCAGAGTTCTTAAATGGGCAACGTATGAATTAGTACCTACGCTGCGTGACCAAATATCTGAGCCAGATATAGACTTTGAAGGTGTACTAGGCGCGTTTGTAAATGCGACATACGGCAAGATATTGGTGGTTAATGGTAATGTCGACGCAAGGACATCTCTATATGAGCAGCCTATCTTAGAACCTAGGCAAGAGTTATTGATTAGGATCGAACCCGATACAAAGCTCATGTATATATTCAGTAAAGCACTACGTACATACTGCGCGAAAGAACAGATTATATTCAAGGATTTAATAAACAATCTTAAAGCAAGTGGTGTGTTTAAAAAGACAGAAAGAAAACGGTTAGGTAAGGGCAGCGCTATTAACGCGCAAGGTGTAGACAGCCATGTGTTTCAGTATAACGAAGACATGATTGATGTAGCAGATTTTGTTAAAGGGGTTGCTAATGATTGAGTTACACGGAATTCATTTTGACATTCAGTGGGACAAGTTTGAGCCACATTCAAGTTTTTTTATCCCGTGTCTTGATATTAAAGAGGCAAAGAGAATTATTAAGTTAGAGGCTGCCAAACGTAAATATAAAGTCAGAACTAAGATTACGACAGTAGATAAGGTACGCGGTGTCCGTGTATGGAGGGTGCAATAAAGTGGATAAAGAAAAAATAGCAGAATATGGCAGGGGATATCGTAAAGCTAATAAAGAAAAAATAGCAGAATATGGCAGGGAATACCGTAAAGCTAATAAAGAAAAAATAGCAGAATATGGCAGGGAATACCGTAAAGCTAAAAAAGAAGAACGCGCAAAATGGCGAAAAGAAGGAGAAAGACGGGCAAAAATAAGAGCAACATGGGCAAGGAAATATGTAAAGAATTACGACGCACATGTTAAAGCATACACAGATGCAAAAGCATACGACAAAGCAACTATAGAATTAAACGCATACTACGAAGAAAATAGGAAAAGGTATCTTGAAGTAATTGGAGCTAGATTAAAATTAGGTCTGGGCGCAATAAAAAACCCTACCCTGAGAAGTGACTAAAAACAGGGTAGGGCTGTAGTAGCACTTTAGAACACCTTGAGGGGTTACTACACTCTAGCAGGGGTATAGTAGTGTTGCGTAAAGTCCAGCCATTATATTACCTATTTTTAAACGTGTAAACCTTCAGCCCTTGCTCCTTACCCTTCACATGGATCTCGTTAACAAACTCTAACGTAACATCAGCTTTTTTTGCGGTAGACTCTCCAATTAGCAAGTCTAGCTTTTGTTCTTTAGTAGCCGACTCTAACCTAGCTGCAGTATTAACAGCATCACCAATAGCTGTGTAGTCAAACCGAGATTCGCTTCCCATATTTCCTATTACTGCCCTGCCAGTATTTACCCCAATGCCTATAGCTATTTCAGGCAAGCCTTCTTCAACTAACTCTACATTAAGAATCTTCATGTTGTTTATTATCTCTAAAGCGCACCCGATAGCTTTACTTTCGTGGTTTGGTTGATTAAGCGGTGCATTGAAGATAGCCATCATCGCGTCACCTATATACTTATCGACCATGCCTTCGTATTTCTGCACGGCTTTCTGTTGGGCAGTTAAGGCTTTATTCATTATGTACGTGACTTGCTCTGGTGGCAGAGTCTCCGACAAAGAAGTAAACCCACGGACATCAGTAAATAAGAATGTAGCGTATCGAGTTTCGCCCCCTAGCTTTAAAGACTTAGGGTTATCTTGAAGCTGCTTTACCTGTCTAGGGTCTAAGTAATGCTCAAACTGCTTCTTTATCTGTTGCCTAAGTCGATACTGGGTGCGGAAATTTAAATAGTAGGCCACTCCAGCGGCTATGATTTGGGTGATTAATGCCCAAGTTACGTCAATAAGTAGTCCTCGTTCTATAAACTGCATACCTAAGTAAACAGTTGCACTGAACAAAACAGTCCCCCACAAGATACCCCAAGTTATTCCTAACCCACTAATTAAGGCCCACATCAAACTTACTGTTATTACATATATACCAACTTCTAAAGCTGCGGCGTAGTCAGGAATATACGGGCTGTTCTGTACTAACATTGATTCTGCTAACGCTGCTTGTATGTAATGTGGTTCTAGTAACCCAACAGGCGTTGCTAATTGAGGCATGACTCCCGCTGCAGTAACACCAACAAAAACAAACCGTCCTTCTACATCCAACTTCTGTAATGATGTTTCATGTGAAACAACCCAACTAATCCACTTGCGACCTAGCGAATCAACTTTTACTGGCGGTAGCCCCTGCACTACTATTTCTTCAATGCCATTCTCGTTAGTCTTAATTATGTAAGTCTTTGAGTCTGCTAAAACTTTAAGC